TGATCCCAAAAGCAGCAACGAAGCAGTGTTGTTGTGGACATACAATCTCAAACCTGAGATCAACTTGTTGAGTGATTTTCAAATCAGTCAATGGATTAAAGATTACATGATCGCTGCCTGCAAGATGATCATCGGCGAGGCCAGAGAAAAATTCGCCACCATAGCAGGACCGCAAGGCGGAACTCAATTAAACGGTGCTGCAATGAAAGCAGAAGCACAAGCCATAATGGACGCTAAGATTTTAGAATTAATCAACTATGTAGATGGCTCACAACCGTTGACTTTTGTAATAGGCTAAATTGCCGATTTGAATTTTTGATTATTGCTGTATAATACAGTCATGACTGATTGTATGATAGATATAGAAACACTGGGCACAAATAACGATGCCTGTATTTTAACCGTGGCTGCGCAAATGTTTGACCCATTTGGAAATGGGCATCAATCGCAATTCTTCTATGCCAGAGTCGACATAGACAGTCAACCCAATAGGTCAATAGACCAATCCACAATTGATTGGTGGAGTAAACAACTACCACAATCTTTAGAAGAAGCATTTTCTCCTGATGATAGACTTTCTCTGTCAACCGTTTTAGAAAAATTGAGACCTTTGCTTTGGAACAGCAAAAGAATCTGGGCCAACGGTACTACTTTTGATATGAATATCATTGAAAATGCCTACAAGTCTTTGAGTATGCCCTTACCTTGGCGATATTATTGTGTGAGAGATGCTAGAACGATATATAGTCTAAACCCCAAATTAGAAAAACCGCCTGTCAGTCATCATGCATTAGAAGATTGCCGTAGGCAAATTAAAATGTTGCAAGAAACTTTGCATTTCTTAGGAATAAGGACTATTATCTGATATGAAGATTATTTCTGTATCGGGATTCATTGGAAGTGGTAAAGATACTGTGGCTGAATATCTTGTGAAAGAAAAAAACTTTATGAGAGAAAGTTTTGCTGCTACATTAAAAGATGCTGTGGCAGCAATTTTTGGATGGGACAGAGAGTTACTTGAAGGACGCACAGATGTGGCACGAGTCTGGAGAGAACAAGTAGATCAATGGTGGAGTCAAAGATTAAGCATACCGCATCTTACTCCCAGATGGATTTTGCAATATTGGGGCACTGAAGTCTGTAGAATGGGTTTTCATGATGACATTTGGATTGCCAGTCTTGAACGCAAATTGTCTAACATCAATCACAATATTGTGATCAGTGATGCAAGATTTTCCAATGAATTTTCCATGTTAAAAAAACTAGGTGCCGAAACCATATGGGTCAGAAGGGGTCTACTGCCAGAATGGCATGATCTTGCTAAACAGGCCAATGCCGGTAATCAAGATGCTGTACAGCAATTGGGAAAATTAAATATTCACTCTAGTGAAACCAGTTGGGTGGGTTTTGACTTTGATCATGTGATAGAAAACAATGCTACATTGGTCGATCTTTATGACTGTATCGATAATCTGCTTTCAAAGCAGTAATTGCCCAGGGGTTATCAGCTCTTTTGACTTCTTCGATACAGTTCAGACATATGGTTCTTAAATTAGCCAATTGATTGTTATGCATATTTCCGTCACAGTGGGCAACTACCAGTTGACTTTGATATTTTGATCTAAAACCGCAGAGATCACAGGCAGTTTTTTTCTTATAGCCAGCAGTGGCCCATTGCGGTATTGGATTTGGTAATTTTTTCTTTTTGGCTATACAAAAACTGCAACTGATTCTGTAGTAGGTCACAGATTTTCTTTTGTAATTTATTGCAGCCGGGCGTTGATTGCATATTTTGCAGAGTGGCCTCATTGGCAAAACCTTTATAAAGGTATTTATAACAGGTACATTTTAGCGTTGATCCATAAATATATAAAATTGTAAAGGAGCCAACATGGCACTAGTTAGTCCAGGCGTACAAGTCACAATCATCGACGAAAGCACATATCTACCAGCGGCCACAAATAGTGTGCCTTATATTTTATTAGCCACTGCACAAAATAAAGTATCAGCTAGTGGTGTTGGTGTTGCAGCGGGCACCCTTGCAGCTAATGCCAATAAAGTTTATATCATTACTAGTCAAAGAGATCTAGTTAATACTTTTGGTAATCCATTCTTTTATAAGACCACTACAGGCACTCCCATCAATGGCTATGAATTAAATGAGTATGGTTTATTAGCTGCATATAGTGCACTAGGTGTCACTAATAGAGCCTACATACAAAGAGTAGATGTGGATCTCACTGAACTCACTGCCAGTATCACAAGACCCACTGGTGAGCCAGATGATGGCACTTATTGGTTAGTTTTAGGTACCACTGCTTGGGGTATTTTTGAATGGAATCAAACCACTGCAGTCTTTACTAACAAAATTCCTAGTTTAATCACTAGTACCACAGATTTAACCGGTGGTGTACCCAATGATGATTATGGCAGTATTGGAGATTATGTAGTTGTGACTACCAATGTGGCCAATCCTGTTTACTATAAAAATGGTGCAGTGAATTCCACACAAAGCACAGCCACAGAACTCACACAATTATATAATACTTGGGTTTTAGTTGGTAGTGATGCCTGGAAGTTAAGTTGGCCCGCATATCAGGCAGCTAACAGTTTTGACAGTACTTTAACTGCTGGAGCAGAAATTTTTGTTAATGAAACCAGTGTGATTGTGCCTGCCAGTCCAAACAATACTGTGTCAGGGTTGTCAGGGGCAATTAATAGTGCTGCTATACAAGGAGTGTATTCTGCTAACATCGATGGTAAATTAACATTTTTTGCTGACAGCAGTGCAGAAAGTGATGGTTCCACTTTAGATGGCGGTATAAGATTAGAACAAGGTAATACAGGTGGCAGTGCTGCTCTTATTACTGATCTAGGTATCACTGTAGGAACTTATTTGAGTCCGGCCCTACAGCAAAGTCCAAACTATACTGTGCCTAGATGGAGAACCACAGACACCAGTCCAAGACCCACTGGCAGTGTTTGGAATAAAATCACATCAGTAAACCAAGGCACGAATATGGTAGTAAACAAATATAGTTCAGTGTTAGGTGCCTGGGTTCAACAAGCGGCTCTTGTATATGAAAATGATCAAAGTGCTAACAAGGCATTAGATCCCTCCGGTGGTGGTATCAATATTGCACAAGGCACTACCTATACACAATTTAATGTTTCGCCCGAAGAAAATATCACAACCGACGAGTTTAACAATACATTTACTTTGAAACTTTTTGAAAGATCTACCAGTGGTGCTACTAATATCATTGGTAGTGTAGCTAATCCCACATTTTCATCAGGCAATACCTTTACTATTCAGACCAGCACCGCAAACAGTAACACACTAACATCTCCTGTGACAGTGACATTGGCAGGAACTACTCCAGCAGCATTTATCACAGCAGTTAGTGCAGCTAATGTGCCAGGAGTTAGTGCCAGTGTAGACAGTGCAGGAAAAATAGTATTGACACAAAGTTTAGGCGGAGTGATATTGGTTGCCAATGTCATAGGAACACCATTGACTGCTGCAGGATTTACAACTAGTGTCACTGGTGTAAGAGCCAATCCTGAAGGTGGTCTAATATTAAGTAATTGGACAGCACTGGAATACTCAGCCAGTGTAAATGCTCCCAGCATCGACCCAGCTAATGGAAGATATTGGTATTACAGTGCCAGCAATCAAATTGACATCATGATCAATGATGGTGATGGTTGGTATGGTTACAGAAATGTCAGTAATGATGTTCGTGGTTATGATCTGACAGATACTGATCCCAATGGTCCGCTCATAAGCCCAACTCAACCCACTGAACAAAGTGATGGCACAGACATTGTGTACGGAGATCTTTGGATTGACACCAGTAACATTGAAGTATATCCTGTTATAAAGAGATTCGAAAATGTTGATGGTGTTGATCAATGGGTCACTATAGACAACACAGATCAAACCACTGAAAACGGTGTATTATTTGCAGATGCTCGGTGGGATACCACTGGTACAACTAATGTGGTCACAGATAATATCGAAGCAATCAGTGACATGTTGACCAGTAACTACACTGATATAGATGTACCCGACTACACATTGTATCCAACTGGTATGCTGTTGTTTAATACTCGCAGAAGTGGTTTTAATGTGAAATCTTTCCAAGCAGATTATTTTAATGCCACAGATTTTGCATTTGATACTTGGGTTAATACAGCCACTTATGTCACTGGTGATAAGGTACTATATAATACCACACTATATGTGGCCATTGATAATCCTCCAGTGAGCACAGTACCTACTAATACCAGTTACTGGGGTGTATTAGAAACTAATAGTTGGGTTAATGCCAGTGGAAATCGCAGTGACGGTAGTCCATATATGGGCAGACATGCACAAAGAGCAATTATTGTAGCTGCATTGAAGTCTGGAATTGATACCAGCACAGAAATTCGCGAAGAACAAAGACAATTTAATTTAATTTGCTGCCCAAATTATCCTGAATTAGGAACTAAAATTAAAGCTATAAAGCCTCAATATGTAAATGCTATTATTGGGCAAATAAACTCACAATTAAGAC